TCCACATTCTGGTTGGTCAGAGTATCCCACACCTTTACCCAGGGATCGACGATGTAGATGCGATCACTTCCCCAATCTTCACGGTAAGTGATGGCATCGGTACGGCCTGTGTTTGGTGTATCGGCCAAGATAATGCCGCGAGCGGATTTAGCTATCGGTTGCAACTCGGAAACAATGGGATTTGCTGCATTACCCGGACGCTGAGAAGTGAATCCGGGGGCACAAAACAATCGCGGTTGTACCTTGACTTCACTGGCCGCACCTTTGAGGGCGTGGACGCCGGTCATGGCCGTGGTATCGCCGACGATGTTGGAAATTGTCGCGTCAGTGTCCGCTCCTTCCTCAACACGAACCAGGACGGTCCATGCTCCTGTTATCAACGGCATTCTTCAGGGTGCCAGCGTTGCCCAGCGCGTTGGCTTCGGTCGGATTGCCCGCGATGAGTACTGGCTGGTTCGGTGGGAATTTGGTGGTGTCGGCATCCGGCGCTGTGCCTACGACGCCGATGACCGAAGACTTAACCGTCTGAATCGGTCGAGTGCCGTCGTTCAATTCGACGACTTCGGTTCCGTGTAAAAACTGTTCGGGCATGATTAATGCTCCTTGTTTATATCGCAGGTCGCTCCAGCGATGGTTTAGTGATTTTCTGCTTTAGTGTTGGTTTTATTCCGGCTTCACCGGCCACGTGACGGTGAACGGCGATTCGCAGTCGCCGGGAATATCCCGCAAGGCCTGCCGGTAAGTCGTCCACGCCGCTTTATCCTTGGTGCTCAGTGGCGAGTCAGCCATCTGAGTCCAGTCGCAAGCCGCGAGCAGAGCATCGCGGCGGGCGCGGATACATGCCCAGGCCACGTCGCTCTCCAATCGCCCAAATGGATTATCCATCAGCGGTTGGCAGTCGGCATCGTGACATGGGATATGCGCGGGGATGACATACACGTCCTGAGCGTCTACGCCGTCAAACTTGCGGGTGATGGCGGACAGATCGGACGAGAGCAGCCAGGCACCGGTCTCGGGGGTATATCTGATAATGGCATAAGACATAGGTCTCTCCTGTTAATTTAGATGATAGGTGCAGATGCGCCCGCGCCTATTGCGGGCGACGCCGCGCCAAAACCGCTCACATTGCACGTTGCCGCCCCAACTATCCGGCCATGCTCACTCGCAAAAAACGCGGCCTGTCCGGCGCTGGTGCCCCTCAAAAAAGAGCCTGTGCAATCTATGTAACCATCTCGTGTTGCGCCGATGCCAACGTGGCTCAACCCGCTCAGTCGTGCCCCTCTCGCTCTGATCTGGCCGCCGTCCTCCGCCCACATCCCACGCGTGCCGGATGGGACAATCAGGCCATCCAGATACATGTATCCCCCCGACTGTCCCACGGCAATCATGCCAGCGCAGCCGGTGCAACGCACGTTGCGGGCGTCGATGACTGCGCGGCGAGAGCTGGACAACAAATTATGGGTAACAGCCCCAAAGCGACAATCAGGGGCAAGCACCATGCTCCCCGGGTCCTGTGCCAGCACCCCTCTGGCAGTGTCCCCGATACTCGTTGCGTGGGATATCTCCACTTGTCCGCCGCTGGTCGCGTCAACCACAGCCCCCGCCGCATCACCAAATGCCGAGCCATATGCGTACACCTGTGATCCCTTGGCAGCCTTGATATGAGAGCCACCGCAGCCCCCAAAATCCGACGAGGGCAAGTGGGCGACGGAGTGCTCATCCATCACAACTGAGTCTCGTGCAATATTGCGGGTAACCAGTTTGCCGCTGCCAAAGCCCAGGCGAGACCGGTACGCGGTCAGGCCATCAGCAAAGCCATCAATGACAACATCAGACATGTTGCCAAGCACAGTGGCCGCTTGCAACAGCCAACCCGAGACGAGCGCGGTGCCAGCAGGACGCTTGATGGTCAGCTGGTCAATGAGGCCCACTGCGCCGTATATGGACATACCCTGGTGGTTGTCAGGCACATGCAATACCGTAGCGGTACTGCCAGCTCCAACAATCTTGATGCGTGCCCCGTCACGGTGATTGATCACAACCCCATCCTGCAAATTGTAAGTCCCCGCCCCGATACTGATCATCACCGACACCGTGGCCGGGATGACGTACCGAGACAAATGTTTGAGCGCAGCCTGGGGCGTGGCAAACGGCTTGGCGTCTGTGCCGTCACCAGTGGCGTCGTTGCCGGTTGTTTTGACGTGGATGGTCTCGTTGGAGGAGATGAGCTTCACGCGACTCTCGAGAGCGGCCCAGATAGGGGGGTGTGCGTCCTGAGCCGCGTCGTGCTCCTTCAGCCTCTCAGCAACATGCTCCTGACTTGCCAAAACCTTGGTCGTGTCCACGGTAAAGCTGATATTGTCAGTGTTGGCGAATTTGACAGGGCCGGTGATGACCAACTCCACCTTATCCGGGGATTCCGGCGCGGGTTTCCATGTTTCGGGGTGACTGCCAACGGCCAGGAGCGTGTCACCTGCGTAAACGCCGACTTCTCGGATATACCACCCGCCCACAGTGATGGGGACATGGCCCGTGAACTCAACTTCGGCGGAAGCGGTCTTTTCAATCTCCTGTAGCTCGCCGCGCCATGTCTCATTGACCAGCGCTTCGGATTTATCTGTGTGGGCAACAACCTTGCCGCCTCCATCGCCGACGGCCATGTGCGTGGCCTGTAACTTGACGCCGGTGGCTTCGGCTTGTGCGTGAGCGTCTCGCCCGGCCTCCGTAAGAATCAAAGACATAGGTTCCCTCCTTATGCTCGGACACGAATAACGGTGTGGGTGTATCCACCTCCGTACACTGTGCCGACCATACGTATGGACGTTGTGCGTTCCGGGGTGAGTCGGACGCGAATTGCCGTATAAGTGATACCGCCCGCGTAAACAGTGCCGGGCATTGAGCTTTCGACGCGAATACCTGCGAGTTTCGAGCGGGCGGGTTTGGTTTCATTTGCGGCCCAACTGATACGGGTGAAATCCTCGGCCTTCAGGCCACCTTTGGGCACCGGCACATTAGGTTTGAATTCTGCCCATCGGGCTGGCTCTTCCCGTCTCACGTTGTACATTGACGTATCTGGATAGCCGAAGTGAGCAAGGATTTGTGGCATGCCAATCTGACCGCCGCCGAGTCGGTTCCAGGCAAAGGCGTGGAGGCATCGTTTGTAGAATTGCTCGCTCGTTTCGGAGACATGCTGGCTGATGCCTCGACTTCCCGCATGCTTTGGGATCATGTCCGGGTCGCACGTCCACGGATTGAACTGATTACGCAACCAGATGATGTCTTCCCGAACCTCATCCATCGCGCGGGCAAGCCCTTCGACCAATGCGGCGAGAGGTCCGGCACAATGAATGAGCGGCCAGCGCAGGGTCTTGAAAAAGTAATCCTTGAAGACGGACATTTACTCGCCCCGCCCTACGACGAACCCTGCATAAAACACGAGGACTGCGAACAGGAGCAAAAACAAAATCATATTATTCCTCACTTGCTTCGCTCGCCGTAAGGTTGAGCGCTTCCAATACGGCAAGCCCATCGGTTGGAATGGTCAAATCGTTTGCAGGGGATGTCCATGTAACTTTCTTCACTCCGGGTACGGCCATGACGGCGGCGGTGAGGCGATCCAAGGTAACATCTTCACCAATCTGGAGCGGTTCTATGCCCGTCACGGTTGCCGGGTCGGTAAACAGGGCGCGTAGACGCTGCCCGGCTTCGGCGCGTGCGGTTTCTGCATGAGTGCCGGGCAAGAGCGTCAAGACACCTGTGATACTGAGCTTGCTGGCCGCAGGACCGCGTACCTGCCAATCGTCATTGACAGGAGGCCCGGCCTGCACGTCTTCGGGCTTCGCGCCGGTCGAGACGGATTGACGAGTTTTCTCAAGCAACGAGTCTGTCGGGATACCTGCGGAGCCTTTGACAATGACGTCAACAGTGCCTTGTCCTCTCGGATGCTGGTCAAGTACCTTGACGGCCACAACGCCGGTGACGTCGAGCGCCCATGATGCATAGGCATGCTTCGTCATTCCGTTGTTGCCCATCCAACGAAGGATGTACCGCTCGAGCAGCTTGTGCAGGGGTTCGAGGTCTGTGCCTTCAGAGGTCAGCCAATCGGAAGAGTTCGACACGGCATCGATGCCGGGGACAGGAGTAACCATTTCCGTGATCTGACCAGCGGAAACATTAGCCGCCGCTCCGTAATCTTCTGAAATGACCGGGACGGCTACCTCGTTCTTGCCGTTTTGAATGACGGCATCCTCCGTCGTCACATAGCGATAGACCTTCCCTTCGCCGTCAGGCTGGGTACGCAGAATGCGGCCCTTGGGTATCGGCACATTGCCCTCGGAGGAGACACGAGCGAACCGGGCCTTTCCCTTCGCCTTGGTGTCTTGTTTGCGAGGGGCCTCCACCTGCTCGGCATGCCACTCCATCCACTCTTCGTCCGTGGCGGTCTTAGGAGCGGCTTGTTCGAAGACAGATGCGAGGAGTTGATAGAGCTGATAAAGTCCCCAGCAGTATATTTCCAGCAACCCGCGCACGACCCCTTTGTTGAGATTCAACTTGGTGGGCAACCAGCCTTTGGCGGCGTACTCCTGCTGAACATCCTCAACATGGCCGAAAACCATCTTGCGCACGTCGTCGAGAGATTTAGATAATCGCGGGGTTGGCATCCTGAATCACCATTTCCTTTTTGGACTTATCGTATGCGAGGACGAGGTTCTGATCGTGATCCGTGTCAATGAACCGGAATGACGCCTCGGCTTGTATGCCGAGTTCGTCCCAGTTCGTGACCGAGCATGTGACTGTGCCCGGCTGAATGCGCGGGTCTTCATTCAACCGGCGTTTGACCTCAGCGGCGAAGCCGATCCGCGCCAGCTCATCGTTGTCGTCATAAACCCAATCCCGAAGGAGAGAACCAAAATCCTTGTCATAAAACAGGGTTCCGAAGTATGCATCGAGTCGGAGAACTACATCTTGTACGCCCGTTTCAGGGCCGCTCGTGAGCACCATCTCGCCATTGGCGGCAACGCGGGCTTGTCCAGCTTCGTCGAGGGCTATGTCTTGTCCGAAAAT